CATTTCTTTATGCTCTTCGTTCCCGTCATGGGTCTCTGGACAAGTTCTATCGGTATTATTGGACTCGCTCTTAATCTCCGTGCTTACGACTTTGTATCTCAAGAGATTCGTGCGGCAGAGGATCCAGAGTTTGAGACTTTCTATACCAAGAATATTCTCTTGAATGAAGGTCTTCGTGCTTGGATGGCACCCGCTGACCAACCACATGAAAACTTTGTATTCCCTGAGGAAGTTCTTCCTAGAGGTAACGCTTTGTGATAAACTCTTTCGGGTTCCTCGCACTCCGACTCTGTGTCGGGGTGCTTCTTATCCATCATGGATATGAAAAATTAAACGACATTGAGAACTTTGCAAATGCGTTCGTAAGACCATTGCATTTACCATTCCCAATCTTCTTGTCCTACATTGCTGCTTTCTCTGAGATCGCAGGTAGTTGGGCATTGATTGTAGGAGTGGGTGCTAGATTCGGTGCTCTCTCAATAGTAGGCACCATGTCGATTGCTATCTACCATGCAGTTATGACTAGTGGATTCAACATCTATCTGTTGGAACTCCTAGGTCTGTATTGGGGTGGAGCACTCTGTGTCTTACTATGTGGACCTGGAATGTTCTCAGTAGATCATTTAATTAAGATCAAATACGGTACAGTATTAAAAGAAAACTTCGATCTCATGGGGCCCTAATGTTAATCGGATTACTTTACTTTGCTTGTCTATTTGGTATTGGTGGAGCAGCATTTGCACTGATGTATAGAAACATTCAATCCATCAGTGAGATGAACAGACCCATCATAACCAGAAGGCATCCAGAAGCACCAGAACCTGGTGAAGAAGTAATGTATGTTGATCTCTCAAGAGAAAAACTTGAGAGATTATACGAGAATGAGTGAACATCATGAACCAAATGGCGAGAGCACTACACTAAGAGAATTAATTATTGGATGTGCAATATTACTCGCCTTTACTATCATTTGTTTTATCATAATGTTCTACGGAATGTTATAGCACAACCAAATTAAATATGTTATAATTAGAAGGGTAATACCCTTCTTTTTTATGCAACAAGAATACTGGACGGTCTATACTCCTGACGGTAGGAAGTATGCAGACTGCGGATGGGAAAAAGATGCTATTAGTCTTTGTGCTAAGGTTTCTGGAAGAACCTATCGCAAAAATAAGTATCTACAATACCCAGTGATTGATGTCACTGCTACAACAGACAATCAATTACCTGGGCAACAAGGATTACCTGCTGCAAAAGTACAAATCGATGATACAGGAAGAATCCAAATTAAAACACTTCCCGAATCTGACTACACACCAATTCACTTTAGAGTATGAAAAAAATTATTGCGTCCCTGGTTGCTGCGGCAGCAGTTGCCCTGCCTGCCCTTTCAGACCCAAAACTTGAACACGGATATAATTCATATGATGCCATGGGATGTATGCTCCTTCAGGAGTGTACTGACAATGTAGATGAAGTGTTCTCTCTCCTAGATATTTCTACGCAGTATGAAAACTGGGAAGATTTTAGCCATGTAAGTGCAGAGTTTAATCACATGCTTGCTTCATTGAATCAAGTTGGTGTTCAAGTTTTCCTTGCAGATCCCAAGTATTTTCCACAAGGACACCGTGGTGTGTATCATACTGTCAGTAATAATTTCTACTTGAATAGAGATTGGATGGGTCGTCCTGATGTATTGATGCAAGTGATGCGTCACGAAGGTTGGCATGCTGCACAAGATTGTATGGCAGGCACCATTGAGAATAGTATGATTGCTATTATCAAACCTGAGGAGAGTGTTCCTATGCTGTGGCGTACACTGGCAGAGCGTACCTATCCTAAGTCAGCATTGCCTTGGGAAGCAGAAGCAGGTTGGGCAGGCCGTACAGAAGGAATGACTCAGGCAGCATTACAAGCATGTGCTGATGGTAATATGTGGGAAGTATATCCACCTACTCCAATGACAGGAGAGTGGTTGAGGGAGAATGGATACATTGAGTGAGGCATTTCCTATTCTGCCATATGTTGTGGCAAGATCTCACGACGATAACTTTGGAGACATCCAAGATGATTTCATGTCTTGGATGGAAAATTATGCCAAAGTATATCAGCAGAATTGGAGAAGTAATGTAAGGGGATATCAGAGTCCAGATGATTTTTATCTGGACAAATCTTTTACCCCTTTTCTTAATTACATGAGTGAAAGAATTATTGATTTGATAGATGTATATAAGAAGAATGAATATGTAGAGATGAATTTTGAACCTCGGTTGTCAAACATGTGGTTCAATATAAATTACAATCAATCTTATAATGTTAGACACACACATCCTGGATCTCAGTTGGCAGGAGTTCTCTATATAAAATGTCCTGATAATTCTGGTGAACTTACATGGCATCATTTAGATGACCACAACCTAACGCTAACTCAGGCCACTAGTTTTAGTGTAGACCCTGAAGATGGAATGATGCTCTTGTTTCCTGCATCATTATCTCACGATGTATCTCCAAGTGAAACCTCGGAAACAAGAATGTCTATAGCATTTAATCTCTATGAATACTACCCCGAAGATAATTGACAACTGGTTAGAGCAGGATTACTATGACCACCTAAAGAATAGTGTATTCAGTACATCGTTTCCTTGGGTTTTCTGTCAAGAGGTTGCTAACCTAGGTGAGATGAATGATGAGCATTTCTTTTTCACTCATAGAGTCTTTGATAGATTTGAACCGCAGAGTTCTTTCGTTAAAGAACTAGACCATCTACTTGTAAATTATTTGCAAGTTAAATCTATTATAAGAATAAGATTTAATTTGTATCCTAATATTGGTAAACTTGTCGAGCATGATTTGCATGAAGATTATCAGTACAATCATAATACAGCAGTTTTATATTTGAATACTTGCAACGGATATACTGGATTTGAAGATGGAACAAAGGTAGAAAGTGTTGACAATAGAGTAGTTCTTTTTGATGGATCCACACCACATCGTAGCACCACATGCACTGATCAAAAAGCTAGGATTGTATTATCGGTAAGTTACTTCTGATAAATACTATGAGTCACACATTCATTTTGTCATAATGCCTACACGCATTAAACCAAAAAGAAGTACCACGCAAGGTCAGATTCCTGGTTTACAAGACCTGGAAGATGGCGAGATGGCTATTAATATAGTTGACCAGAAAATCTATATTAGATCTGGAAACAATGTAGAAACGGTTGCTCAAGCAGCAACTGGTGCCACTCCCGTCTATACTGATCTTACTGGTCCAATCACAACCCAGTTGGTTGTTAACAAGAGATATCTTGCTAACACAGACGCTGGGGTTATCAACGCAACCATGCCAGTGGTCAACCTGTCTATTGGGGACAGCATTGAGATCGCAGATGGCGGACAAAATTGGAATATAAATAATGTTATATTGACTTCAGCATCACACCAATTTAAAGATGCAATTGGAAATATTGATGATGGTCCTGTGAACTTAGATGTTTCGGGAGTGACTGTTATGTTCTTGTGGACAGGTAGTTATTGGAGAATCATTAGCTAATGGCTTTAACTCTAAGTAATGCACATTTTCAACCTAAAGATTCTACTGGTTACTATGTCTATGCACTGAGGAGAGATGCAGACGACATGCTCTTTTTTAGTAAAGTAAGCACGGCGTCTACAACTGAGACTCTTGATCCCCATCGTTTGGATGGTACGCAGGTTGAAGAGTTCGGTGACTACAACGATTATGTTGAAGAAACCACTGAACAGAAGGCACTTGCCAATAACCCGCAAGATAAATATCAACAGATACGCTTTGATAGGCGAAACCTTTTTTATTACCTAGACACTGAAGGATATCTAGTCCTTCAAGTCAATGGAACCCACTCATACTCTGAACCTGTTTAACGAGAACCTACAATGGCAGAATTTAGACTTGGTAGACTGAAATTTAACTGGCGTGGAGCCTGGACAGCATCTACCGCATTCATTATTGATGACATCGTTAGATACGGTGCCAGCAGTTATGTTTGTACAGGCAATCATACTTCGGACGCTAGCTCTACTGGTTTTCCAAACGACAATACTTACTGGGACCTCCACACCGAGGGTCAGAATTACGCTGGCGAGTGGGCAGTTGGTACTGGATATGTTGTAAACGATATCGTCAAGGAAGGCGGTAATCAATATATCTGTACGGCACAACACACCTCGATTGGTGTTCAGAGTAACTGGTATAGCAACGACTTCCCACTGTATTGGGATCTCTATGCCGAGGGAGTGAACTTCCGAGGTGCCTTTACTACAAACACCTACTACGGCATCAACGATGTTGTTAAGTATGGTGGACAAGAATATAGAACAACAGCACCATTCCAAGTTGCTGCTGACTTCACAATGCAGGGTGTTTCTACATCCGTACATGATCCTACAGGTTTTGGTTCGGATGGTTTCTACCCTCCAGCATCTAACTTTACCGACTTCAGTAAAGCCTTCACTAATGAAGGTCTCTACAACTCCACCAGACGCTACGAAAGAGGTGACATTGTAGAGTATATCGGTGCATCTTATGTTGCTATCGGTACTAACCCAAGAGGTGCTCAACCTAACGAGAACGAAGACCAGTGGTCAGTTCTTGTTGGTGGTATTGGTACTGGTGCAGGTTCTACCTATGATCCTGGTGATATCTATGCCCGTGGTCAGATCGTAACCCTTGGTGGTAACTCTTATATTGCCGACCAAGTTAAAATTCTCCAAGATAAGAGACCTGTTGGTAATGCAATTACCACATTCGATACTGGTGTTAATGGTTGGTCCCTGCTGAACAGAGGATTCAATTGGAGAAGTACTTGGAGTAATAGTGGTGTATATGAGATTGGTGATGTCGCTGAGTTCTCCTCTTCGGCCTACATCTCGATTGCATCTTCCAACATTAATGTTCAACCTGGTACTGCTGTTACCATGTGGGCAGCGTTCGCTATCGGTGATAGCGCAGCACTGCTGACAACTAAAGGTGACTTGCTTACTAGAGATGGCACTGGTCCTACAAGACAGGGTATTGGTACGCAAGGTACATATCTAAGAGTCTCTTCTAGCGATGAGGTGGAATGGCAGTATCCTGGTCTTCGCACCAAGGTGTACTATGTTGACGCTCAGCAGGGTAACAATGACAATACAGGTCTTACCCCAGATAATGCTTGGGCCAATATTGCTTATGCTTCTACTGCTGGTCAGATTAGAAGAGATATTACTAACTTTGTTTATGATGAGACTAGTGGTGTTGCAACAGTTACTGCTGCTTCTCATGGTCTGTTCCCTCAGGGACAAGTTAAACTTCAAGGTATTGGATTTACTTGTGCTGCTGCACACTCTGGTATCACAACTACTATCTTCCCAGATGGTACACAAGGATTCTTCTTTAAAGTTGACTCCGTAGTTGACTCTAACAGTTTCGTAACTAATGTCGGTATCTCCACGATTGCTCACACCTATGTAAGTGGCGGTGAAGTTACTGATGTATCTCCTATCATTCTGAAGTTGTCTGCTGGTGTATTCAAAGAACAACTTCCTATCACGCTTCCTAAGAACTTCTCCATTGCTGGTGATGTTCTGAGAGGTACGACAGTTGAGCCTGCCACAGGTGTTTCTACTGACGGTCTTGTTCCTAATAGTCGTCAGACGATGTTCTTCGTCTCTGACTCTACTACGGTTCAGGCGATCACGATGAAGGGTCTCCAAGGATTTAATTATGACACTAATGATCCTTTCAATACTGATAAGTGGCAAAATAAAGTTGGCGTAGGTACTACAACTTGCGGTATCTACTTCAGACTTAATCCAGAGACTCCGATTCTTGAGCGTTCTCCTTACATCAAAGACTGTACTGCTTTCTCTGATGTATGTATTGATGGTACTGGACATGGTGGTGCTATCGGCATCTTTATTGAGGGTGGTGTACACGAGGGTAAACCTGAGGGTAGAGGTGGTAAGTCGATGGTCTTCGACGCCTTTACCAACATTCACTCTGGTGGTGTAGGTTTCTGGTTGGAAGACGATGCTCTTGCTGAGATTGTTTCCTCCTTCACTTACTACTGTGCTTTCGGTTATGTTTCTGATGATGGATCTGAAATTAGATCTCTCTCAGGTAACAATTCCTATGGCGACTACGGTGCATTGGCTGTTGGATTCTCTACATTAGAAGTTGCTCGCGCTGGTCGCCTCTTTGGTGACAAGATGGCAACTCAAGTAGGTACTTCCGCTGGTACTATTTCAGTCGGCGCTACCATGAGAGGAACTGTATCAGGAGCTCGTGGTACTGTAACAAACAACCAAATCTCTGGTGATCAACTGTACTTTAAGTACGCTACTGGATTTGGTAACCCTGATGGTGCTAACGGTGCTGTTGGTGTTGGTACTACTGTCTTCACACCTGGTGAATTCATTGAGTTTGATAGCGTTGGTGCTGGTGCTACAGGATATGTCAAGATTGCATCTGCATCTAACGCAGTTGGTGGACAGAAAGATGGACTATTTGAAGTAGTTGGACTAACCACAACACCACTTGTTGGTGACGCGATTGGATTTAGTACAGTTGGATTAGGATTCTCCGATTCAATTAGTTACATTATCAGAACAGTTTCTGAATATGACTTTGCATCTGGTCGTGCAACGATCAACATTGCACCAGTTAAAGCATCTGCTCCTGCTTCCTTCGACGATCAAGAGTTCTTGATGAGATCTAAGTTCTCCAAGGTTCGTCTTACGGGTCATGACTTCCTCTTGATTGGTACAGGTAACACTGCACAAACCAACTATCCTACTGTTGATGAGAACACAGCCTCTCAGGGTAACGAAACCAATGTAGTTAACACTGGTAAAATCTTCTTCGTATCTACTGACCAAGGCGGTAACTTCAGAGTTGGTGAGTTCTTCTCAGTTAACCAGTTGACTGGTGCTGCTACCTTGGACGCTTCCGCATTCAACCTGTCTGGTCTTGCGGAACTGAGACTGGGTGCTATTGGTGGTCAGATTGGTGAAGCAGTTAACGAATTCTCTTCTGATGAGTTCCTATCTGGTGACTCTAACACTGCATGTCCTACTGAGAAAGCAGTTCGTGGCTTCCTCACTCGCGGTAAGATGGATACCACCTCTGGTATCTTAGTTCCACCTCGTGGTACTCAGGCAACTAGACCTGTTGGTATTGATCTTATTGAAGGTGGTCTTCGCTACGATACCGATGCTGATGGATTTGAATTCTATAACGGTGCTGCATGGTTACCTCTCGGTGCCTATGCTAATGTTACTGCTACTTCTGGAGTAACCGCTGTTAATAGACAACAGGTCTGGGCAAACACTAGCGGTGGATCATTCACAGTTACCCTGCCCGCATCTCCTGCTCTAGGTGATAGCGTCAGAATCTTCGATGTCACTAGTTCATTTGATTCCAACGCTCTCACGATTGGTAGAAATGGTCAACCAATCATGGGTGCTCTTGCTGATTTGACAGTCTCAACAGAAGGTGCCGCCTTTGAACTCGTTTACTACGATGGATCACAAGGTTGGAGAATCATCACTATCTGATTCTGTTACGGGGGAGGGCAACCTCCCTTTATTTTGCTATGGTTTCATAAATAATAATACTAAATCCACCATTAAGAATATAAGCAATGGCTGATTATCAGACTTTTAAGAAAATTGATGCGAACGATGCAGTTCTTGATCAGAGCGTAGGGCCTGGTAAAGTAACTGGTGTATCCACTGGTATCGTTTGCCGAAACTTTTTCTTCAACTGCTGCCACAACGAACCCTGTAATGGTGGCTGCTGTTATCTTTGGACCGTTCCAAAGGGCGTAACTACGATTCAATTTGAGATTGTATCTGGTGGTGGAACTGGTGGTAGTGCCCGTTGCTGTGGTGGTGGTCCTGGTATGGCTGGTGGCGGCGGCGGTTATGCTACCAAGATGCAGTATGCTAACTGTGGTCACTTTACTGCAAACTCTACACAATACACTATCTGCGCTGGATCTACCAGTAGATGTACTTGCTGTGGATGTTGTCATGGTAGAACTGGTTGTGGATTCTACGGTTGCCCATCGTTTGTTCTGGGTGGTGGACTCGGAACATTCTGTATGCAAGGTGGATCCTATGGTGGTCAGAGATGTACCAATTCCTGTTATACCTGTCTGAAGCAGGCACAAAGAAGCAACTGCTTCAACGCATGTTCTGCTGCTTGGCCTGATTCGCAGTCCAAACCAGACAATATGAATCCAGAGAACGAATTTTATATTTGTGGATTAAGTGGTGGTGAACTGAAGCATGTAGACTGTCACTCTGGTGCATGGTCAGTTTCTTCTACTCCTCCTGGTCCTTGGCAAACTCAAAGAAACTTCGGTACACACCGTTGTTCATATGGTAACGCTAGAGGTTGCTGTTCTTCACCTTCTCTCTTTCCTGGTGGCGGTGGTCACTCTGGATCTACTCAAGGTGGACAATGCTGGGGTGACTGGGGCGGTGGTGGCCTAGTCGTCGTCACAACTTGGTCCTGATAAATACTAACAACGGAGTACATTTTAGCAATGGCGCAGATTACTAAGACAGTTATTTACCCTGTTCCTACCGAATTCTACGGTGATAATCAGGACACAAACCGAAGTGGTATTGCCACCTATGTTGGACCAGATAAAATTACTTTCTGGTATGAAAATAATGGAACTGATGCTGCTCCCAATTGGGAGGTAGTGCATAGCTTCCCCTCAGATGAACCAGAAAAAAGAGATCCTCCTGCAGCTGCTAGAGTAGTTGAGTTAAATGCAGATACTCATCCAATGAATGCAATTGCTATGTGGGGTGGCATTGAGGGTCCAGATCTGATTGAAACTCCTGCTGGTCCTAACTCAGAACCTAATCCAATCATTCCTGACTATCTTCACTTTAATGAAGTGTTTGATATGTGTTCGTTTGAATATGATATGGCAAATAGCACTTGGAAGACTGGTAAATTTTCTGGTCAACATACAGAGATTTTACTTCCTGATGGTGAATCTGCCGCATTTAGTTGGGAAAATGTGAGAGATATTAGAAACAGATTGCTTGAGTCATCTGATAGTATGGTTCCTGCTGATGCTCCTGAAGGATTTGCCTCTGCATGGAGAACATATCGTCAAAAACTTAGAGATCTTCCCTCAACTTGGTCATCAGTTGGTGATAAGACATATTTAATTGTATGGCCTAGAGAACCTGGTGATGTTGACAAGTTTACAGGTGATACTCCTGAAACTGGTCTTGCATCAAAACCTCATACAGATCCAGCGGAGTGATATAAATGGCTGACTACCAGACTTTTAAGAAAATCGATGGAAACGATGCGTTCCTTGATACCTCAGTCGGTCCTGGCAAAGTAACAGGTGTCTCCACTGGTATTGTCTGCAGAAACTTCTTCTTCAACTGTTGCCACAATGAACCCTGTAATGGTGGTTGTTGCTATCTTTGGACTGTTCCAAAGGGTGTAACTACCATTCAGTTTGAGATTGTATCTGGCGGTGGTTCAGGTGGTGGTGCTCGCTGTTGTGGCGGTGGACCTGGCATGGGAGGCGGTGGTGGTGGTTATGCCACTAAAATGCAGTATGCAAACTGCGGTCACTTCACTGCTAATAGCACTCAATATACTATTTGTGCTGGTTCTACAAGTAGATGTTCTTGCTGTGGATGTTGCCACGGTAGAACAGGATGTGGATTTTATGGGTGTCCCTCTTTTGTATTGGGTGGAGGTCTTGGAACATTCTGTATGCAAGGTGGAACCTATGCTAATACTTTGTGTACCAATTCCTGCTATACCTGTCTGAAGCAGGCACAAAGAACTAACTGCTGGAACGGTTGTTCTGCTGCTTGGCCTGATGCACAATCTAAGCCAGACACTATGAATCCAGAGAACGAATTCTATATCTGCGGATTAAGTGGTGGTGAACTGAAGCATGTGAACTGCCATTCACTCTCTTGGTCTGTTGCATCGGGACCTCCAGGTCCATGGCGTTCGGGAAGAAACTTCGGTACACACCGTTGTTCATATGGTAACGCTAGAGGTTGTTGCTCAAGTCCTTCACTGTTCCCTGGAGGAGGTGGTCACTCTGGATCTACCCAAGGCGGTCAGTGTTGGGGTGACTGGGGTGGAGGTGGCCTAGTTGTGGTCACAACCTGGTCCTAAATCGAAATTGACTTTTTAATTCCATAATTTCGGGAAATTTTTTCCCGAAATTTTTTTGACTGTGAGGATTTTATGTTTGAACTGAGTGAAAACATCGATGTATCGATTAAAACTGTAGGACCACAAGCTAAAAGAATTGTCATTGCAGATAATTTTTATAAAAATCCAGACGAAGTAAGAGACCTGGCACTAAAACTTGATGCGGTGAGAGATCCTGCATTGATAAACGGTCTTCCTGGATCTAGAATATTTCAAGAGAGATCAGAAATAAAAGAAAATCTCAAACCATTTTTTGATAAGTATTGCTTGAATGACTCCATATGGAGCAAGAATACTCATGAAAGAATGTATGAGTGCCAATGGGATGCCGTTGGATTTATGTGTAATGTTCTAAATTATGAGAGTGTAATCAAAGATGCCTGGTGTAGTGTTCCTCATCAGGACTATTATACGAGTGATATATCAACAGACTTCACTCAATTTGGTGTTGTAATATATTTGAATACTCCAGATGAATGTGCTGGAGGAACAAATTTGTACTCATATAAGGGAGAAATGTCTCTTCCATTTAATGTGATGGACTATATTGACAAACCTGAGGGATTTGATGAGGAAGTGACCAGACAAGACCAAGTTTATCCTTATATTAGGGAGTGGTTATATGGTGACAGGGAGTGGAATGTTGAATATGAGGCTGAGATGGTGTATAATAGATGTATCTTTTATGAATCCGATATCTTGCACTCGCAAAATATTGATCATGGGATGTTCACCAGTCATGATAGGGTGAATCAGGTTTTCTTTTTATAACTATATACTTTGTTGATCAAATTAGTATGAGATCTAAAGCATTCTTCATCAATGGAGGAGCTGGTAGAGTTATCACCTCCATCCCTGCTTTTGAAAAATACGCAGAAACCCATGATGATTTTATCATTGTGTGTGAAGGTGGTATGAATTTCTATAAGTCCCACCCAGTATTACACAAATACGCTTACGACATCTGGCATAAAGGTCTCTTTGAGGATAAGATCAAAGAGAGAGATTGTATTACTCCAGAACCATATCGTCGCTGGCATTACTATAACCAGAAGTGTAGTATTGCTCAAGCATTTGATATGGAAATCAATGGTGTAGATGAACCAAGAGAACTTACCAGACCATCCATCAAACTAGCAAAGCATGAAGGCATTCAAGGTCTTCAGTTAGTTGATGAGGCTATCAAAGTAACGGGCAGAGATAAAGTTATTGTTGTACAACCTTTTGGTAGAGGTGTACAAGACGAGGGTGGATATATTTTTGACCCAACTTCAAGAAGTTTTAATCTTGGAGATATCAGCAAGATTATTAATGAACTTAAGAAAGATTATTGTGTCATTGTAATGTCTGAGTTCCCATTCCAGACTGAAGATGGTGAAGGTAAACTTCCATTCATTCTTCCTCACATTGAGGACATTCGTATCTGGGCATCTATTATTAATAGAGCAGATCATTTCTTAGGATGTGATTCTGTTGGTCAACACATCGCAGCAGCAACTCAAACAAGTGTAACTGCTGTTATTGGATCTACTTACCCTGTCAATATTTCCTATCCAGATGATGATCAATTTGATATAATTGATCTTGGTGAAGATCGTAGATCATTTTCTCCGATTAGATTGACGATGGAGGACTATCAGGACATGCAAAATGATGAGTGTATGACCATGACTGAAGATGATATTCAATCTGTAATCAAGTCATGTAAGGATAGACTTGGAGCACCTGTAAAGGCAAAGAAAAAAGAAACTAAGGAAACTTGTACTAAAGGATTTGGCAAATGACACAGTGGATTGCAGGTATTACTCGCGGACATAACGGTGGAGTATGTCTTCTCAAAGATGGTGAATTAGTTTTTGCTATTGAAGAAGAGAGGTTGTCTCGTCGTAAGTATGATGGCGCACCTCTTGCATCGATGCTGGAGATTAAAAAATACACAGACAAACTTGATTTCCTGGTTGTTGGTCACACTCAACTAATGGATAGAGATTGCAGTCGTCTTGAGTATTCTTACGAACATATCTATGTTGGTCTAGCTAGAAAACTTGGACTGATTAGAGACGATAGTCCAAACCCAGACGCGAAGCATCCTCAGGTAGTTGATGTTGGTAATGTTCACCATAAACTCCATGCTGCTTGTGCATTTTATCGTTCTGGATTTGAAGATGCTACAGCAGTTGTAGTTGACGGTGCTGGAACCTTCATTCAGTTTGAGGTCATGGGTCAGGAAGAAACTGTTTGGGAAACTGAGACTATTTTTGATTGTGAATTCCCAAATACAATCAATACCAAGTACAAGCACTTAGGAACTCGTGGTCCCTGTACTACAAACTATGTGACTGCCATGGCAGCAGGAGAAGCTTATCCTGGCGAGGAGGGAACCTTCTCATATGTCTTGGATGAAACCGCAGGTATTGTAAAGGCATACGAAGCTGCGACACAATATTGTGGTTGGCATGCTATCGAGGCTGGTAAAACTATGGGTCTGTTCCCATATGGAGAACCTAATGATGAGGTTCCTACTTTATTTAAGAAGACTGGAACAGTAGATAGAAATGTTATCGTTCCTACCTATCCCAATGCTGGGCATGTCAATACTCAAGAATATCCTTTCTTAAATGATCATGATTCTGACGATCTAACTAAACTTAAGAATCGTAGAGATTTTGCTTATGCGGTACAAACCGAAACTCAAGAAGCAGTTCTCAAACTAATCTATAAAGCAGTTGAGATTACTGGTAAGAAAAATGTAGTTCTTTCTGGTGGATATGGTCTTAATTGTGTAGCAAACTATTGGTATCTTGATAAACTGAAAGAAGATGGCATCAATCTTTTTGTAGAACCTGTCAGTAATGATGGCGGGACTGCTATCGGTGCTGCTTTATATGTTTATTATCAAAGTATGGTTGGTATGAAAAAGGAAGTAACTCTTCCTCCTAGGATCACTGATCTTTATCATGGACCCGACTATAACTATACGATTGAAGAACTTATTGATACTGCCGATAAGTATGGCGGTGTTGTAAGTGATGCCCAGAATCAAGATGTGATTGATTTGATTTCTAAGGAGAATATCGTATCACTTTACCAAGGAAAATCCGAGGCTGGTCCTCGTGCTCTTGGCAATCGTTCTATCCTTTATGATCCTCGTGATCCTGAGGGTAAAGACTTTGTAAATACAGTAAAACATCGTGAATACTTCCGTCCTTTTGCTGGATCTATTCTTGCAGAACATGCAGAAGAATGGTTTGATCTCCGTGGAATGGAAGACACTCCTTTCATGATGTATGCTGTAAAATGTCAACCAGGTATTGAAGAAAAAATTCCTGCTATCATTCATGTAGACGGTACATGTCGTATTCAGACTGTTACCCAGGAGCAGAATAAAAATTACTATGATTTGATCAAAGCATTCTATGATGCTACAGGTTGTCCCATTCTATTCAACACCTCTTTCAATCTTGGTGGAGAACCACTGGTTGAGACTTTGGATGATGCATGTAGGACTCTTTCAAAATCTGATATTGAATACCTGTATCTTCCTGAGTTCGGTAAACTGATTACAATTCTCAATGACTAAGAAAGTATTTGTTAATGGAACCTTTGACATCCTACACCGTGGACACTTAGAACTCCTAGAGTATGCAAAGTCTCAGGGTGATGTGGTTGTTGTAGGTATTGATAGTGATGACAGGGTGCGTGAGAAGAAAGGTCCCACCCGCCCAATAAATAACGCTGAAGATAGGGCTTACATGCTACAGAGTCTCAAGACAGTAGATCATGTAGTTCTATTTGGTTCTGATGAAGAACTAGAGAAGTGTATCAGGGTTACATCACCTGATATAATGGTAGTAGGATCTGACTGGGAAAATAAAACAGTTATCGGATCCATGTACGCTGCCGAGGTACATTTTTTCCCTAGGTTAGAAGATTATGCAACTAGCAAGACAATACAATGTATTATTGATCGGGGATAGTTGTACCGATGAATGGGTTTATGGTAATGTTGATAGATTAAGTCCAGAAGCACCTGTTCCTGTCCTCATTGAAGATGGTAAGGATACTGCTCCTGGTATGGCGGGTAATGTCAAGGAGAACTTAGAATCTCTTGGCATTACTGTTACTTTTCTATGCAATAAAGAGGAAGCAAAGAAGACTAGATTCATTGACAGTAAAAGTAACCAGCAAATTGTCCGCGTAGATAATGAACCCGATGTAAAACCTTTGCATCCATCTCAGTTACAGATGGCATTGCTTCATGGAGCATATGATGCCGTTGTCATTTCAGACTATGATAAAGGATATCTACCTGAAGCTAAGATTATTGGTGAAATTGCTAGAAAGTATCCTAACATCAGAGTATTTGTAGATACTAAGAAAACTAAACTTCCCACTGAGTTTAATAATGTCATCTACAAAATTAATAAAAAAGAATTTGAACTATTAGATACTGATAATATTCCTAATGGGGAAAATTTAATTGTTACTCTCGGTGCCGATGGTGCAGTGTGGAATAAAAAAAAGTTTCCTTGCAACGATCTTGTTAGGACATTTGATGTCACTGGTGCTGGAGATACTTTTCTTGCCGCTCTAGTATTTTATTACATTCAATTACCAGTGATGGAAGAGGCTATCTCATTTGCAAATAAATCTGCTGCTATAGCAGTACAAAACCCTGGCACTTACACTTTGAGAATGGATGATGTCGATAGAATACTCAAAATCTAATTTAGTTTTATTCCCAGGACCCTTTCTTTATAACAAACAACTAAGGCGTCATGATAAAATTAAAGAGAAGTTATTTCCCTGGATAACCGAAAGACCAGTTGAGTCTTGCTATGATAATTTCAACGATGATTCTGGTGAGTTTGGGGATTACCTTGAAAGTCTTGATTTTTTCTCAGAAATTGTATTTGATCCAATAGCATCCTGCATGGAGTCTTTACCTTATGACATTTCTGACACGGAGGACATAAACCTACAGCATATCTGGTATAATAACTATAAGGTTGGTGAATCGCATGGACCTCATGTTCATGCCGACTCTACCTTCTCTGGAGTATATCTTCTCCATGTAGGAGAAGAGAATAATACAATATTCTTTGGTGCAGGAACATCTAATACTGCATATCAGAACTTTGCTTATGATACCAAACACATTAGTGAAGGTAACATATTAATATTTCCCTCTGATATGTACCATTGTACTGAACCTGCACAAGATAATAGAATTACTATTTCTTTTAATGTTACCTGCACTTTTTCTGAATGAGATACAATGTAGACATCGATGGCACCATATGCTATCCTGGTGAAGGAGATGGGAGATACACCAATGCAATCCCTCGTCACGACAGAATCAAGATCATAAATAAACTACATGATGAGGGGCACGAGATCATCTATCATACTGCGAGAGGTATGGGGACATTTAAGAATGATCGTGAGGCAGCCCGTAAAGAATACTATGTCTTTACTATCAATCAATTAAGATCCTGGGGATGCAAGTACGACGCTCTCTTCCTAGGAAAACCTGCAGCAGATTACTACATCGATGACAAAGGAATCCAGTCAGACAAATTCTTCGACCAGTATTACTTTCGTTCCTAAGGGATGGGGGCACGAGAAGTGGATCGTAAATAACGAGAAGTATTGTGGTAAACTATTATTCCTTGAGAAGGGAAAGAGATGTTCATGGCACTACCATAAAATAAAAGATGAGACCTTCTACTTACAGAGCGGCCACATCTCATTATATTATGGATGGGATGAAGATATTGGGAAGGCAGAGATTCTAACTTTAGAACCTGGAGATAACTTTCATGTTCCTGTAGGTCTTAAGCACCAAATGGTTGCGTTGCAAGACTCAGAATTGTTTGAGTTCTCAACGCAACACTTTGACTCTGACTCAATTAGAATTCATCGTGGTGATTGACATAATCCGAGACAGTTTTAAACTTATATGAGTCAGACAACCAACTCATGTCTGCTTGTGTATTGTATTGATACTTACCAACGAGGTTTGGTGGGAAGGGAATTTCCTCTACCATAGCCTCGGTTTTTTGTGCAATAATATCTGCAACTTGTTGAATAGTTATTGATTCACCAGTGCCAAGATCAAAGATACCACTGCCAGCAGAGTTGGTAAGGACAACATTAACAATATCTCCTACCCAAATATAATCTCTGAAGACCTTATTAGATCCTTGGAAAGGATGAATCTTTCCTGTGGCAGATTGCCATTTGAATTTACTCACAAGGCTTGCTTGTTCTCCTTTGTGTACCTCACCCGAACCATACACATTAAAGAACTTGAACCCTTGGATGTGAGAGAACCGATGCATGTTTTCTTGCACCCAGTAATCTACTGTTGCCTTTGATAGTGCATAGTAGTTCAGTGGATTGATGATTCCATCAGAAGTTAAGCATTTACCATAGGTAGATGCTGAGGAAGCATACTTGACGGGGATACCATACTGAATTGCTTTCTCAAATAGTTTTATGCTATAGTCAATGTTGTAACGATAGATAGCATCAATATCCTTGTCAGTGGTCCATGATCTAGCACCCATGTGGATAATCATATCCACATCATCCCACCGATTAAATTTGTTTAATAGTTCAAAGCAGTTGTCAATGTCAATTTCGAGAGGTTTATCTACGGTGCAAGCAAAATGATCTCCAATGAAACCTTTGGCACCCGTAACAATATTCATAGTGAAATTCTTTCTAATATATATTCTACCATACCTAAATATAAAAAAGGTGCTCACTGATAGATTTTGAGGCATGACTCTTAAAAGATATACCCTTGCGGTTACCAGCGCAGACCATTGGAATGAAATCCATGGTGCGCTTACCATTGACTCTAATCAGGATGGTATTCCTGATAGACAGGTTACTTGTACAGATGAGCACTCCATCAGTGCAGTTCGTGGTACATACGAGTTAACAGATGATGAGGCCCAGGAGATTGGTCGTCATCCTCATGTTAAATGGATTGAACTGTCATTAAAAGACAATAAAGACGCATATCCAGAACCTCAATTAGTTCAACCACAAAGATTTGATAGTGATGTAAAAATCTATAGGGATCTGACTAGCAATGCTCCTCCTGGTATCGCAACCGCTGGAGAACTGAATCGTACTAACTGGGCTCTCCCTAGAATCTCTGGTATTGCAACCAACGGCGAACTATATCCTAATGTAACTGGATCAATCGCTCCTATCCAAGGTAATTTTGAGTACATATATGATGGTAGACATGTTGATATTGTCATCCATGACTCTGGTACTCTTCAGTCTCACCCAGAATTTCTAAATGATGACGGAACAAGTAGAGTAAAAGATATTGTTCTTGACTTCCCTTACTTCCTTGATCCTGGATGGTTTAACAGTAATGGATTTACTTATACCTTAGAAGACGGATCTGCTGGTATTGCAACTAATGCTGCAGAGGCATGGTGGGAAGATAACAACGCTAGATCTGCTGAGTTTGTTCTGCTTCCTGAAGTTGTTATTCCCCCTGGATACAATAGAAATGGTGCTATTGGTATTGGCACAGCAGGTAGTAACAACTTGGGCAGTGGTCACGGTACTTCTGCTGCATCTCTTGCTGCTGGTAACAACTTTGGTCTAGCATTTAAGTCAAATGTCTGGGTAATGCCTGCCATTTCTGATAATGTTGGGATGGATATTGAAACATCTTATGATCTCATTAAGTTCTTCCATCAATATAAACCAGTAAACACTGAGACAGGTGTAAAGAATCCTACAGTTGTTAATGGTTCATGGGGTTACCAAGCTGCTATTAGTGCAACAGGAGTTGCAAATTATAAATTCACTGGAATCACTAGCACCATTGATGTATCCACACTGTCAGCAGGAGCTCCTTCTGGTGTTGAGGATATGATCATTGGTTTTAATAACCAGGTTATAGGTGCTTTTAAATCTTGGTCATCTTCATCTAGATCCAACTCAACTAATGAGGCTGGTGATGAGTTGATGGAAGCAGGTGTCATTTATGTTGCTGCTGCTGGTAATAATAATCAATATGTTGGTCTTGGTTTTACCGATCCTTACAGATTAAATGGTGTTGAGGATCGTTACTTTAATAGTCAAGATTCAAGAGCTGAGTTTGGTGGACAAAGAACTCCAACATCTCACAGAGACTGGATGAACCCTCAGGGTATTGGTTTTGATAACACCACAGGTTACCACCCCACTATTAATGTTGGTGCTCTGGATGACTTTGTAGAATCAAACTTCAAAGAAAGAAAGGCATCCTATTCCAACAGTGGTCCTGGTGTTGATATCTATGCACCTGCACAAGATACTCTTGCTGCTGGTCTTCCCTCTGGATCTTATGCTGACTATAGAAGATTTGATAATCCAAATCACTTTGACAATAACTTTAACGGAACCTCTGCTGCTGCTCCTGTAGTTACTGGTCTGGTTGCTCTTTATATGCAGAGGAATCCTACTGCTAACAATCAAGATGTAAGAAAGTGGTTGCTAAATGATTGTGGTCTTGGTGTTGGTAAAGGTGATGGTTATGGATCTATAGGTGGCGGTAGCACCTCAATTGGTAGCGATTTATTGTTTGACCAATTCCAGTCAGTTATCTATGGCAATGATGATTTTAATTGGTGGACTGGACAGTTCAACCAAAGAACTGCTGAAGGAAATGGTCTTGTTCAGATCACATACTTAGATACCTCTGTTGGTATTCTTACAGAGGCTGCTGGTATTAACGAACCCACTATTGATTCTCCAATCAATAATGATGTTGGTGTTAATACTGAAGGACTCAATATCAGATCTAGTAATTTCAATGGTATTGGTGGCACTACTGTTTCAGGTACTCTAAAGGCAGTTGAATTCCAACTCTCTACAACTTCTAACTTTAGTTCTATTGTATGGGAAACAACTGGAAATAATGATACTAACCTACAGCAAACAGTTGATGTTCAGTTAGCTGGTTTCACCACACACTATGCTCGCGTAAGACACCTGTCTAATGCTGATGGTACGGCATTTACTCCGTATATTTCTAACTACTCTGCTGGTATTGTTTCGTTTGCCACACTGGGTAATGCACCTGGTGTTCAGGCACCGACAATTATTGCACCTCTAAATGGTGACACTCTGGAGCAGAGATTTGGTATTACTCTTACATCGAGTGCGTTTATTGCCATCGACAGTGAGGCAGTCTCTGGTACTCTGAAGGCTGTTGAATTTGAAGTTGCCGAGGATATTGGATTTAATACTATAGTATTTACTAGTGTTGGTAATAATAATACTTCTTTATCTCAGGTAATTTCTGACGGACTTAACTCTAGTCATACCTTCTTTGTAAGATGTCGTCATCTTTCTAATGCTAATGGTACATCTGGTGTTGCTCATACATCACCGTTCTCTGCTGTCACTACATTCACTACTCCAGCCGCTGCTCTTGCTGAAGTAGGTAGACTTGCATCTATTAAAACAACTCTAACTAATGGTGTTGTTGAACCTGTTCTCTTGTATGAGGCAGACAACCTTCTTGAAGTTAGTATTGGTATTGCAAACCAGAACGACTTCCGTTCTACATTCTCTATTGGTATCTCTAGTACTCCTGGATTTAAACAGAGTGACTTTATCACCTTTGGTATTCCTCTTGATAGAGGTGGTACGAGACTGATTGAGAAGGTCGGTGTCAAACCTGGTGATAAAATCTTCGTATCTTCCTTCGATCCTAACATTTCTTTCATTGCCTTTGCTACTAGAAAGTTTGACAAACTTGGTCCTGACTCTGCTTTGGTTCATGGTAGAAGAAGATCTGGTACTCTGAGCTTCAATCCTCCTTTCCAGATCAATACAAACCTTGAGTTCTTTACAGCACAAGAAGATAGTCTGGTCACGGTTCATGCCACTAACCAGAACTCTGACTCTACTGTTGGTATGTCAGTTGGTCTGTCCTCTGGTGGTATTGCTGAGTTCCAAGAGTCTGACTACCTAGTTTTCGGTCTTAGACTTGCACCTTTACAGGATGTTCAGATCGACAACCTCGCTCTTGCTAAGGGTCAGAGCTTGATTGTTCGTGGTTCTAAACCCAATCTGACTTTCGTTGCTCACTCTGTACCTCAGGATCCTGGTCCTTCTGGTATTGGTACAAACATCAATGTCAACACCACTGGTAACATTACTGCCTCTGCATTCTTCGGTGATGGTTCTGGTATTACTGGAGTCACAGGTGTTGGTGCTGGCGTAATCATCAAAGATAATGACAGTCCTATTGGCACTGCTGCTACTATCAACTTTGGTCAGAATATCTCTGTATCTCCCATCTCTGCTGGTATTGTAACTATCACAGGTGCAGACACAGTTGGTGTTGCTGAGACTGCTAACAGTCTTGCCCCTGGTGTCAGTGTTGCTAAGGCTACTCAAGCAGACTTTGCAACTGTTGCTGGATTGGCTACGGTAGCAACCACAGCGACTTCAGCACAAACTGCTGATAGTGCAACAACTGCTGGTAGTGCTTCTCAATTGGATGTTGATGCTACAATCACATCTAATAATGATATCACTGCACCAAGATTCATCGGTGATGGTTCTCAACTGACTAACATTGTTGCTGCTGGTTCTGGTGTAATTGTTCAGGACTCTGGTTCTGCAGTTGGCACAGCAGGTACAGTTAACTTCAATGCTGGTCTTGATGTCAGTCCAGTATCTGCTGGTATCGTCACTGTAACGATCAATGAGGCACCTCGTGCTACTCTGGCAGGCATTGCATCTGAAGCAATCGTTGCTGGTATCGCAACCTTCGCTACGCTCGCTGGACTCGCCTCTCAGGCGAACAATGCACTCTTTGCTAACAGTGCTAGTTTCTCCACCTTAACGGGTGCTGCAGACACCGCTAAGAACCTCTACACACAGCATGAGGGACCATTCAAGCCCCTGCCTACAACCATTGGTACTAAGACAACAGATCACAGATACTTTGGTATTGGATCTGATCGTTCTATCAATGTTCAGGGTTATGAGTCTCCGTACCTGAGATTTGAGGTTGGTCAAACCTATCGCTTCGAGAATGCCTCACAGCAGGCAAACTATCCAATCAGGTTCTACTATGCCGCCTCTGGTGATCCAGTTGGTTTCGGTACGACTACACCTGTCACATATGGTGATAATGTAACTGAGACTGGCACATATACTGAGATTGTTGTTGATGAGAACACTCCTCAACTTCTGTATTATGGTGCTGGGGTTGGAACTGAATATGGAAGCATGGGTAACTCTATCCAAGTCTTCAACAATGACTTCCATAAAATCAGCAGAGTTGGTGAGTTTAAGAACCTTGTAGGTCTCAAGACTGCTACCTATACTCAGTTCTATGAAGGTCGTGCTACCTCCTGGTACACAAACACCAATCTTGGTGTTGGTAATAGTGACTACACTCCTGGTGATCGCTCACATAATGTAAGTTCTATTCTACAAACTGCAACAGGAACATATACCGTGAACTTCGCAGATGCCATGGCAGACACAGACTATGCTGTCATTGGTATTGCGAGTGGTACTAATGCCTTCCCAGGTGGCATCGTTAACCTCAGAATTTCTGACAGAACGGTTAATGGATACACCGTTAGGGTGTATAATGGAATTCCTGCCCTTGAAGACTTGGGCGAACTCAGTATCATGACGCTTGGTGGACAGGATGGAGAGAGAACCTACATCTAAGACTATTCATTACGACAAGGTGGTCAGTCAGCTGCCCACCTTCGTCATTGAAGATGGTCCTGAAGAATTTACTAAATTCAAAGATATAATTTTAGAAAAAAGAGAGAAAGATCCAGAGTATCTGGATACTAACGAGACAGCAGGCCATTCTGTTAAAGCATGGTTGACCAAATGGGACACATACGAAACTGACGAAAGGTTTCTCCCTGTTGGCGATTATGCTTTGCATGTGCTAAAATATATCATGAAGCATGTCTTTGACACTAATGCAGATTATAAAGTGGTGTCCTTATGGGCAGTTGTCATGGAAAAGGGTGACCAAGCTCTTCCCCATGATCACCTTTCTGCAGCATGGTCATGCGTCTACTACATAGATGTGGAAGAAGATGTTGCTCCTATCTTTTTAGAAGACAAGGAGGTTCATGTTAAAAATGGTATGATGGTCTTATTCCCTGGATTACTCACACACTTTGTTCCACCAACCAAGGGAAGAAGAATAGCAATCGCCATGAATATCGATAAAGTATGTCTTCCATAACATTGTCAAAAGTTCAAGTTGAACTACCAATTTTTGAGACAATATGGACTGAAAAGTTGGATGAATTCAAGCAAATCATTCTTGATTACAAAAAAGAAAATCCAGATACAATTAAGGACAGCAATGTCAATGCTAACTGGAGATCTGCTTGGAATCTACATGAAATTGATGGTAGATTTACTCCGATAGCAAAATATATTCAAGACTTTGCTCAGGCTATAGGTAATCAGTATTTTTATACCAACGGAGATTACGAGATTGTTAATCTATGGGCTATGGATTATGGATCAAACGAGGGAACAAAATTTCATAGTCACTTCCCATCTGCATTGTCTGTTATCTTTTACATCGATGTAGAAGATAACTCTGCCCCGATTTGTTTTGGGGATGCATGTAGAAATGTAGAGAATGGAATGATATTGGGATTTGATGCTAGTCTACCTCATTGGGTTCCTGATGATTTTGAGGGACGGAGAATAGTTATTTCTGCAAATCTAGATCATATTCCTCCACAACTTAGAGGATATCGTAAAGCATTTTAATTTTATAAATTTACTTGTAGGTAGTATCAAAAGTATGTTCACAATCTACTCTATGGTCGGTTGCGGCCATTGTCGTCAAGTCAAACAACTAATGGAGATTACAGAACAAAAACATGTGGTTTATACCCTGAACGAAGATTTTACAATCGAAGAATTCGATAATGAATTTAACACAAAGTATTTCCCACAGGTAGTTCATAATGATAAAGTTATCGGAGGAGCTGCCGAAACAGTTCAGTATTTCAAAGAGCAGAATCTTGTCTGAACCAGGACTAAATAATGACATCCACCCTAATCGTGGAGTTGAGTTCATTCTCAATGGAGGTAAGAGGAAGGATCAACCAAAAACTTTCCAAGTGATGTTCGGAAAGATGGTTCGTTTCTTTAACAGGGAAATCCATCTACACTTTGAATTCTCACTGGATTTTAAGAAAGACATTCCTAACGGAGAATAGAAAATGTTGGCAGTCAGTTTAGTTGCAGGGTCATTTCTAGTAATTGGTGCCCTGATTGTCGGTTGTATGCTAGGATGGGTACTCAGAGAGTACATGATGTATCATCACGACCGTCAACCACAACCACAAGGTCTCCATCCTGAAATGTATGATGAAGACGGGAACATCATCCCCGACTCTCTCATCGCCTTCCGCTTTGATCCCACTGATGATGATGACGAAGATTAATTACTAATTGAATTCATGGCTAAACTACCCCCACATCCTCTCCAATCGGAGATTTTACAAGCAGTCTCTAGTGCTAAAACAAAAGCATCAAAGATCAAACTGCTGAAAGATCATCGTTCTCCTGCACTAGTTGCAATCTTTGTTTGGAACTTTGACGACAGTGTAGTAAGTGCGCTTCCTGAGGGGGAAGTTCCTTTTACACCTAATGACTCTCCTACTGTGGATGGTCAGAGTAAACTTGCAAGTCAATACAGGACCCTCTACAACTATGTAAAGGGTGGTAATGACAGTCTCAAGAGGACTCGTAGAGAAGCACTGTTCATTGAACTGCTAGAATCTCTGCATCCTGACGAGGCAGAAGTTGTCTGTCTGACCAAAGACAAGAAACTAGGATCAAAATACCGTATCACTCATAATGTGATTAAGGAAGCATATCCTGATGTTGATTGGGGAGGTCGTAGTTGAAAGTGAATATCTTACATGAAGACTGTGACCCCACTCTTTCAGAAGATCCCAAGCTGCCATATACGGCATATCTTGTGGAATATTCGCAAGATGGCATCACCAAATTTGACATCACCGTTGCTGCTAAGCAGGTGGACATCTTTGATCACTATTGGGATCATTACAGGAGTGACTTCAAGAACATGACCCAATCAGGGGGCAAAGTCAATCCTAAAATGTGGGGCAACTCTGCCCCGAAACCAAAATCGAAAAAATAATCCCAAATATCGGGTAAAAAAATCCCAGATATTTTTCGCCCCTCAGGGTTTTTCAAAATTGTAGCACATTATACAGTCTTGCTTGACTAAATAGGTGACAGTGGTCTATAATAGACCTGTCGTTCATCCCACATTGAGTGGGACGCAAGTAAGTCGCGGAACGGAGCGTTCATCCCATGATTGAGTTCTTATTTTACGCCTCTATAGCATGCACCGATGCGGTTGATATGGTTAACCGTGTCAGGGTAAATGAGAGCGTACATGAAGTCATTCGTACTGAGGTGATTGAAACCATAAAGGAAGCAACACCTGAGTGCAACTGGGACGCAAACGACTAAAGGAACGGACTTAAAACATCCCATTACTTTAGGAGTAAACTCATGAACACACTCAATCTCATTCGCAGGCAGATCCAAAAGGCATCTGCATTGCATGACGCACAGATCACTCACACTACCTATCGTGGTGTTGAGTATGATACTCGCTGCGTTGAGAGTAAGGAAACTCACGGTACATTCTGCTATCGTGGTAAAACTTACAGCAAGTGATCACACTTACATGTTGAAGAGGAGGGGCTTGACGCTCCTCCTTTTTTTATGTAAAATGGTTGAAACGAAAATTTTATGGATAGAGTAGTTT